TCAAAGCGGCGCAGCGCGAGTACGACGCCCACACCATCACCCTGCGCTTCACCGCCCTGGAGCAGCAGGAACTCGAGGACTTGCAGGCCAAGCACCCGGCGAGCGAGCAGGACGAGGAACTGGGCCGCGACTTCGCGTTCGACACCTTCGCCCCGGCCCTGATCTCCGCCGCCTCCCTCGACGGCATGCCCGTGGAGGCCGCCGCCCGCTACATGAAGACCTGGACCGTACCCGACGCCCGCGGCCTGTGGCAGGCCGCCTGGTCCATCCAGCACGCCCAGCGGACCGACCTGGGAAAAGGCTGATCCAAGATGCCCGATTCCGCGCCGAGATGGAGCTGTGCCACACGTGGGGCATCCCCCACAGCTTCTTCCGCGGCCGCGGCGACGGCACCTGGACCGACCTCGACCGGCGCAAGGCGATCGCCTACGCCGACTACCTCAAGACGGTCTGCCCCACCTGCGGCACCCGCGCCGACGAGTGGGACGAGACCGCGGGCGGCGACGAGGACGCCTACCGGGCCGTCACCCACCGCTGCATCGGCTGCCAGGTCATCGCCGACAAGCAGAAACACATCCCCGACGACGACGAGGGACACGGCGTGAAGGTCGCCCTGATCCCCACCAGCCTCCACGCCGCCATGCAACTCGCCAGCCGCCAGCAGTAGACGAAGGGAGGCGGACACCGGATGTCGCAGTGGAATCTCAGCGTGCGCCTGTCCGGGCAGGGCTCCGGACTGGCCAGCACCCTCCGCGACCTGGCCGCGGACGCGCGGAACGCCTCCAACGAGGTCAACGCGCTGCGCCGCAACCTGGACCTGCTGCGCGCCGAAGCCTCCAACAACATCAGCATCCGCCTCGACATCGACGCCGACCACCTGCGCGCCGACGTCAACGCCGCACTCACCTCAGCAGGCGCCGGGCAAGGCATGCGCGTACGCCTGGACCTGGACACCGACCACCTCCGCGACGACGTCAACGCCGCCCTGACCGCGGCCGGCGCCGGGCAGGGCCTGGGCGTCAACCTGCGGCTGACCGACGCCAACCAGCTACGACGGGACGTCGAGAACGCCGTCCGGTGGGCCGCCTGGGGACACCGCATTGACATCCCCATCGGCCTGGCCGACCCCATGCAGCTGCGCCGGGACGTGAGCGCCGCGGTGCGCTGGGCGTCGATGAACCAGACCATCACCGTTCATGTCAATCCTGACACCAGCGCCTTGAACGGCCTGAACAACACGATCAATAACAACGGGAATGGTTCGAGGAGGGATGACAAGGCCAACTTCGGCCTCAAAGGGCTGCTCACCTTCGCCCCCGCCGCGATCCCCCTCGCCGCCGGCCTGACCGCGAGCCTGGCACCACTGGCCGCCGAGTTCACCGCCGCTGGCGTGGCCGGGGCCGCGTTCGGGATCGCCGTGGCCGGGCAGATCGGCCCTCTCGGCGACGCCGCAGACGCCGAGGACAAGTACCAGAAGGCGGTCATCCAGCACGGCGCCAGCTCCAAAGAGGCGCAGGCAGCCCAGCTCGCCTACCAGCAGCTCATCGCGCAGATGCCAGCGGCCACCCAGCGTGCCGCAATCGCCCTGTCCACACTCAAGGGCAACTTCACCGCCTGGTCCGACAGCATGGCCCGGTTCACGATGGACCCGGTCACCCACGGCATCGCCATCCTCGACACCCTCATCCCGCGCCTGACCCCGGAGGTGAAGTCGGCCTCCACCCAGCTGGACCGGCTGATGAAGGTGGCAGGCGGGGCGATCGCCACCCCCGGATTCGACGCCTTCGCCGACAAGCTGGCCCGCTTCACCGACGGCAAGCTCGACGCATTGACCGATCAGGTCATCCACCTGATGCGGGTCATCTCCTCCGGCGGCGCCGACCACGGCGTGATCGCCTCCTTTGTCGACTATGCCAAGGCCAACGGGCCGGCCGCCCGCGAAGCCCTGCAGGCCATCGCCAGGACCGTCATCGTCCTCATGGAGGGCGCCGCTCAGGCCGGGCCAGGCCTGCTCACCCTGGTCACCGCGGCGGCGAAGCTGGTGGCCGCGCTCCCGCCGGAACTGGTCGGGATCATCCTGCACGTGGCCGCCGCATTGAAGCTTCTGCAGCTGTCCGGCGCTGGCATGGCCGCCCTGGCCGCTGGCATGGGTCGCGTCCGCACCCAGATCACCGCCCTGACCGCGGCGTCCGCCGGGGCGGGCGGAGGATTGGCCGGGCTGCGCGCGGCGTTCATGTCGCTTGGTGTGGCCGCGCGCACCAGCATCGTCGTCGCCGGGATCGGCGCCCTGCTGCTCGTCCTCAAGGGCCTGTCCGACATGGGCAAGAAGGCCCCGCCGGACGTCGACAAGCTCACCACCAGCCTGGGCAAGATCGGCCAGACCGGAAAGACCACGGGCGAGGCCGCACGGGCTTTTGGTAAGGACTTCTCCGGCCTCGCCGACTCCCTGCGCACCCTGTCCCGGCCATCGAACTTGGACAAGACGCAGCAGTTCCTCACCAAGATCATCGGGATGGACTCCACCCCGGTCGCGGACGCCAAGAAGGACCTCGACGCCGTCGACAAGTCCCTCGCCAACCTGGTGCAGGGCGGCAAGGCCGACCTCGCTGGCGCCGCGTTCGACCGGATCGCGGCTGCCATGCGCAAGCAGGGCATGTCCGGCAAGGAACTGCGCTCCCGCCTCGACGACTACAAGTCCGCGCTCGCCGACCAGGCGTTCGAGCAGGAGCTGGCCGCGCAGTCGATGGGCGTCTTCGGGCAGGCAGCCCAGGACACGCAGGCGAAGCTGGACGCGCAGAAGAAGTCCGCCGACGGCCTCCGCCAGTCGATCATGGCGTTGAACGATGCCAACCGGCAGGGCGCCGGCGCCATGAACGCCTTCGAGCAGTCCATCGACGACGCCTCCAAGGCCGCCAAGGACAACGCGGGCGCGCTGAAGATGCACAACGGCGAACTGGACCTCGGCTCGCAAAAGGCCCGGGACGCCGAGTCCGCGCTGCGCGACCTTGCGGCGAACACCGACGATGCCGCCGCCAAGGCCCGCGAGCAGGGCAAGTCCTGGGAGTACGTGCAGGGCATCCTCTCCCGCGGCCAGGAAGCGTTCGTGTCCACGGCGCAGAAGATGGGCCTGACTAAGACCCAGGCCGAGGCCCTCGCCAAGGCCTACCTGGACATCCCCAGCAAGAAGTCCACCACGCTGGAGATGCGCACCGAGGACGCCATCAGCGGCCTCAACGCGGTCATCGCCGCCATCCAGAAGACCCCCGGAAAGAAGAGCGTCACCGTCAGCGCCCTCACCCAGGACGCCATCAGCATGCTCCAGGACCTGGGCTTCAAGGTGCAGCGGCTGCCCGACGGCCGGTTCAAGGTCACCGCGGCAACGAAGTCCGCGCAGGACTCCCTCGCCGCGGTCCAGCGGGCCCGCGACGGCCTGAAGAGCAAGACCATCACCCTGGCCGCCCGCGACCGCGCCTCGGCCGCCGTCCACGCCATCCAGGCCGCCATCGCCGGGCTGCGGAACAAGACTGTCACCATCACCACCGTGCGGGAGACGATCGCCCGCTACTCCACCGACACCAGGCCGCGGCCCGGGCAGGGCGGGGTGTCGAAGTACGCCGACGGCGGTATCGCCCACGCCGCGGACGGCCTGTTCGTGCCCGGCTTCGCGCCGCGCCGCGACATCGTGCCCGCCATCCTCTCCCCCGGGGAGGGCGTCCTCGTCCCCGAGACCGTGCGCAAGCTCGGTGAGAGCACCGGGCTGGGCGGGCCCGGCATCATCAAGGCCCTCAACATGTGGGGCCGCTACGGCACGGCGATGCGCTTCGCCGACGGCGGCATCGCCACCGGGGTGCAGCACTTCGCCTCCGGCGGCTTCACCTACGCCCCC